CCCACGCTTCAGAAGACAATATACTTTTAAAAGTATCACTGCCTGTGTTGTACCAGATTTCTCCTTCACTAACCTCGGCTGTTGGGTCCGTTGCTACTGCTTTAATTGATCGTCCGTGTATGTTTCTATATGTTGTCATAATTAACTCGTTGTAAAATTTGTTACGTTAGCTGTTGATGTTTCTGGTTCAAATTCTGATGTTGCTGCTGTTAAAGGAAATCCACCAAAAACTAATGCTGCTGCTTGTGTTCCTGCTCCTGCGCTTTGAGATTTTCCTGCTGGTAAATTTACTATGGTTCTCCAACTTGTTCCATCATAATTTTCAGCGCCAGCACTTTGAGGACTTACAGGATGACCTGCATTACCTTGTGCAAGAAACGCTGCTGTTTGAATACCATTACCTGCAGCATTATTTCTATTTACATTTAAATTATTACCTGTTGTCCAAGATGTTCCATTGTATTCTTCTGTAGTAGATGGAAGATCACTAGGCGATCCTCCCATTGCTAACCCTGCTGTTTGTGTTCCTGCTCCACGCAAAGCTTGTTTTGCTACGTTTAAAGGATTTCCTGCTGTCCAACTAGAACCATCATATTCTAATGATTGATCACTATTTGGAGGTGCTCCGCCAAAACCTAAACCTGCAGTTTGAGTTCCACATCCACCCATGTTATTTCTACCTAATAATAAATTTCCACCATTTGTCCAAGATGAGCCATCGTATTCTTCTGTATTATTTACACTACCTGAACCTACAGAATAACCACCAAAACCTAACGCTGCTGTTTGTGTTCCAGCGCCAGCTATATAACCTCTTGCTAAATTTAGATTATTTTGTTCTGACCAAGATGTCCCATTATATTCTTCAGTTTCATTTTTGTTTCCTGGATTATAACCACCAAAACCTAATGCTGCTGTAGGTGATCCAGCTCCACCTAATGCTTTTCTTGATGTATTTAAATTTCCACCTGATGCCCATGCTGCTGCAGTTATTGTGTTTGTTGAAGTATTAAATTCTTCTGTATCTCCTGCAGATGTTCCTGGAGCTGTTCTAATACCAGACATATAAAGTCCAGCAGTGTTAGATCCTCCAGTGTAACCTCCTGATGCAGAATTTGATAAAGATGGTACACTTGCAAAACTAGTTCCATTATATGAATTACAAGTTGTAACTAAAGTTGGTGGAGAAGTTGCACCTCCTGCAAAAATAGCTGCTGTATTTGTTGCACCAAAACCTTGAGTTCCTCCAGTTGTTATTGGATAGTTTGTTCCTGCAGTCCAATTTGTTCCATCATACTCTTCAACATTTGCAACTCTTGTAGTTGTAACTCCCGAAACTGCTATTGCAGAAGTTTGAATACCTGCAGTTCCAAAACTATATCTTGCTGTGCTCATATTATTTACACTTGTCCAAGAAGAACCATCATATTCTTCGGTAGCATTAGAGGTTGTAGTTGTAAATCCACCATAAGCTAGTCCAGCTGTTTGAATACCTGCTCCACCACCACTGTAACGAGATGTGTTCATACTTGTAGGACTACCCCATGAAGAGCCATCATATTCAAATGAAGCGTTTACGAATGTAGATGGATTAGATAAACCCATAAAAGATAAAGCTGCTGTTTGTGTCCCTGCTCCTCTATTATCTGCGACTGCAGCGGGTAAAGCTCCACCAGTTGAAAAACCAGAGCCATTATATTCTTCAGTTAAACTAGAAAAAGGAGGAGGTGTATAACCACCAAACATTAAACCAGCTGTTTGAGGGCCTTGACCTGCAGCTCCTCCTGCTTGACGAGCTGTGATAGCAGAACCACCACTTGACCATGCTGAAACAACACCTAATCCTCTAAGAGTTCCAATGGTAGAGTTATACCACATTTGTCCTGTTTTAGGTTCACTTGGATCAGAAGTTAATTTTGTAATCTTCTGACCTACTATTTCTTTATAAGTAGCCATCAGTCTCCTTAATTATTCTTTAAGAGCCAGCCCTGGGTTCCGTCTACATATACTAAAGTGTTTGCTGCTCTTTCTGTTGAAACCGTTAAAGGATCTGTTGATCCTGCAATTTTTTCTGTTCCGTTTTGATCGATTGTTAATGCGTTCGTGTCAAATGTTCCTGCATAATCTATAAATGCTATTTCATCACCAATGCTTCCTGCAGGTAAATCCATTTCTATTGCACCACCTGTAGTATTAATAAAATAACCTTCACCAGCTACTGCTGTGAAAGTAGAAGTTTTAACTGCTTGCCATGAAGTACCACCTGAAACATCAGACCAAGCTAAAACACCTGAACCATTTGTTTGTAAAAATTGATCTGCATTCCCATCTGTTGCAGGGAAAGTTAAAGTTACATTAGATGCAACTGTAGAGGGAGCTTGTAAAGCTATGTAATGAGAATTGTCTGCATCACCTAATCTTAGATCACCTTGATCACCAATCTGTAAATTACTTCCATCCCATGCTAAATTTTCAGAACCACCAAATGATCCTGAGTTATTGAATTGAACTTCTGTGTTTGATCCACCTGGAGGTGAAGCTAAAGCTATTTCATAAACACCTGTGTTAGTTGCTACACCATCAAAATATACAAGCTTCCAACTTTTTTCAGTTGCTGACCATGTTACTGTTGCACCTGAACCCGAAGCTGCTTTTAATTGAACTGTGTTTGCACCTGATGTGCTGTTTTTAATAAGATAAAAGTTTTCTACACCTACTGGAAAAGTTACTATTTTATTTCCTGAAATTGTTTGTGGAGATTCTGCACCAAGAACAATTATTCTTGTTGCAACTGTAGCTCCTGTCGCACCATCTGCTTCTGTTAGTGCTGTAGTATTGGCTCCTGCTCCTGCTGCATTTAAAGTTTGTACTTTATAACCACCAGAGATTTGCTCTATGATATTTAAATTCGTATTTGTTTTTGTTCCCCAAGTACCAGCGTTTTCACCGGTAGCCATTAGCTCTATGCCAAGAGGTGTGTATGTTGAAGCCATTATTTAATCTCCTAATTGTTCTTATTTATATTGGTTATTTAGTTTTAAGTCAAACATAATTATGCAGGAGTTTTAGTTGCGTACCCTGTTGTATTCTTTGGCGTCTTAGTTGAGTAACCACTAACTGACGTTTTTGGTGTTTCAGGTGTATACCCTGTACTTGTTTTAGGATCAAGTTTTTCATAGGTGCCTGGGAAAGCTACTCCTGTACCAACACTAGATGTTGCTAATTGTCCTGTTAATCCTATTGTCATAGGTGTAGGAGATATTGTACCAACTGCTGATGTAGCACTAACCCCGGATAACGGAACTCCTATTTCTGAAACTAAAGATCCTACAGAAGATGTAGCTGATACACCAGTTAATGGAATTCCTACGCCAACTGTTAAATCACCTACTGCAGAAGTTGCTTCTTGTCCTGTTGGTTGCTCGGTTAATGCATCAAGAATTATTCCACCAACTGCCGATGTAGCAGATTGACCTGTTAAAGTTTGACCAATTTCTGTGGTTAAAGAACCTACACTTGTTGTAGCACTTTGACCTGTAGGAGATATTACAGAAGTTAAATCTAAAGTTAAAGCACCAACACTTGACGTAGCACTTTGACCTGTTGGAATTATTACAGAAGTTAAATCTAAAGTTAAACTACCATTAGAAGCAGTAGCACTTAACCCTGCTGGTTGAACTAATTTATTAAATGAATCTCCGTAAGGCTCTTCACCCCAACCATTTCTACCCCAACCAACTAAAGTTCCTGCATTATCAAAATCACCTAATTGAGATGTAGCTCCTTGACCTGTTAAAGCTATAACAGAAGTTAAATCTAAAGTAGGAGAACCAACATTTGCGGTTGAACTAACACCTGTTAATGAAACAGTTTGTGTATCAAAAGTGGTTAAACTTCCATTTGCAGAAGTTGCTGATTGACCAGAAAGAGAAACAGCGTATTCAACACCCCAACCAGAATTACCCCATTCTTGTCTACCCCAACCTTCTTCATTGAAAGCTTCTAGAGAACCTACTGATGATGTTGATGATTGACCTGATAGAATAACAGTAATTGTGTCATCGGCCCACTCGTTGGATCCCCAAGTATTATTGCCCCAGGTTGATGCCATAAGGAGATCCTCCTTACGCTATACGAATAATTGCGTTAGATGCGTCTGCTGTTGGAAATTGAATTGTAAAAGTTCCGCTTGATACAGTTTTGTCACCACCAAAAGCAATTACTGCACATGCTTTGTCTGATTGTGTATCGTTATATATTAAACAACCGTTAGCTGTAAAAGAAGCAGAAGTAAAACTTACGTCTGCAAAATCACAACAAGCTGTTGATCCATCTAAAGCTGGAGTAACACTTGTAATTACTTTTCCACCAGCTGTATAAGCTGATCCTGATGTGTTAGTTATTTCTTCTGAAGTAGAATACGCTGTAGTTCCTGCACCTAAAGATGCATCACTTTGATATAAAGCTATTTTAAAACTGTTTCCAGACGATGCTGTAAAATTGTGTGTACCAACTAAAATTTCTTGTTTAAAACTATTACAAATTGCTGATGATATTGTCATAAATTTTTTCTCCTAATTACTGAGGCGCTGACTCGATTGGTATTCTTATTGTTCCATCCGTGTAATCGTCTCGTCTTCTTCTTCCAACTTGCATCGCTGCAAACTTTTGTAGTTCAGTTTTATATCTATTTTCATATAGTGTCAACATGTCTTGTGGACCTTTTAAAAACATAAAAGCTTCTACTAGACATGCATATAATAGACCTTGTGGAAAGTAATTACTTACATAAGTTCCATCAGTATTTGTCTCTAAACCAGTTGGTTGAGCATTATAATGAATAATGTATTTGTAATTTTGATCTGGTGTAGGAGCAACAAATATAGCTCCTGATGTGGCAGTATTAGTTCCTGTTGTAGCCCCACCAAACATAGAGTAATATTTAGGAAGTCCTGTTGTATCTTGACCTGCGGTACCTCCTTCAGTACCTGTAAGCTCTCCTACATACTCGGTTATAAAAGTTTGATCACGTCTTTCTAACCATACTCCTTCACCTGTAGTAGCACTTGTTGAATTAAATACTTGAACACCTCTTATAAATAAAGCTTTTGTTGGAACTGTAATACTATTAAAATCTGTAGCAAATTGTGCTTCTGCTTGAATTCTGTCTGAATCCATTGGAATATCTAAATTAATTCTGTGTTCTGCATTTTCTATAAATCTATTTATAACAGCAGCAGTAAACACGTTAGCGTCTACTTCTGTATAGTTTCTAATATCTGTTGTTAAATTTGCGTATGTATATCCAGCCATTATGCTTCTAAGGTTACCGGTCCAACTGAGACTGGGTATCCTCCTCCTCCGTTTACAACACTTGTTGCGTTTGTATCAGCACTAAAATGAAACCAATCTGTTCCGTTAGACCCATTTGTATTTGTAGCACCGTTAATATATTTTCCTACAGTTATAGTATATCCAGCAGCTTTTGCAATTGTAGATCCTGTTATTCCTCCTACTCCATTCGGAGTGCTAAAAGCACCTGCTGTTCCTGGTGAACCTCTAAATCTTTTTACATCACCTGTTGTATAACCATGACCTGGTAATAAAACGTTTACAATAGCTGAACCTACTTGATACGTTTGAAAAGGATTATTTGGTAAAACATCTAATGTAGGAAACTCAACTCTTGCAGGTCTTGCATGCATTAATCCTTGTGGATCAGATGCTACTGGATGTGGTTGTAGTTGTGGTTGTTTAGGTTCAAATTCTGATCTATGTACCCACGCACCAGTCCACTCTTTAACCATTTCTCTATATGGAAAAGCTGCCCCTGATCTGTCAGAGATTGCTAATGCTCTACTACCTTTTGCAAATCTAGCCATTATATATTTGGATAGTATGTCTTCGGAGTAATAAACGTGCTAGCTGCAGAACCATCTTCAGACAATGCTCTAGCTAATTCATCCTCGTACAACAACTTCATCTCCTGTGTTCGTTGTGGTGCAAACTTCATAGATAAGTAATAAGATAATCCTGAAATCATACATGGTACAAATCTAAAAGGTGTATCACTTGCGTTAGTGTATGCTCCTGCATCTTGAATTCTTTTTACGTAATAAACATTTAAAAAATTATCTGCAGCAGTTGCATTTGGTAAAGGGTAAACTGTAATCGTAACTTTATCTATAAATCTTTGTACCCAAAATTGTGAAGGCGTTCCATTAGATGCTTTATTAGCTGTTGCAGAATAAGAATCTCTAGCAACTTTTGTTAAACCAATATCTGACTGAGAAGTTGTGTTATAATTTTGTCGATAAGTAACATTTAAAATATCTGATATACCATAAACATTTGCTACCGGAACTGTAGTTGCTTGTGGTGGCTCTCCACCTCCCGGCACGTCTGTAGAGTTTCTATAAAAAGTATATACACCAGATCCTTCAGCTGTAGCATCAATATTAGTTGTTGAACCTGCAACTAAATTAATATTAGTATTTCCTACTTCCCAAAAGTGTATTCCTCTATTACCCCATTCTTGAAAAAGAATGTTTAATGATCTTCTTGCAGTTTTTAATTGATGTCCTGCTGTACCAACTAAACCAAGACGTTCATAAGCATCTGCAATGATTTCATCTATTGAGAAATCCTGATCAAATGAATATGATGAGGAAGTAGTATTCGCCATTGGCTAATCCTCTAAAATGTTCCGACTATATAAAAAAAGTCTACGTTAGTTAAATCTGCATATATTCCAGTGTCAGCATAAATACCAGCTCCTGGTATTTTAAACTCATGCACGTGATTCGCTGCTGTACCAAACTTACCATGAAAAATTAATTTAGAAGCAGTTACACCACTTCCTATTTCATTATAAAGTTTTACTTCTCCATCAGCTGCGCTTGACATTGCAAATACAGTCATAATATTTGCTTTAGTAATATTGGTTGCTGAACCACCTACTAATGACTGTACTTGTCCATCTGCTGCCAGAATTACCGATTGTCTAACTTTTGATGTTATTGACATAATTTTATTCTCCTTAAATTTAGTGTGAACTCAAAGGCCCACACTAAATTAATTATTTATTATTGTGTGTCAGATGTTGAATCAATTCCAAATATTTTTAGAACAATTACAGTATCTCCACCTGGATCACCTGAAACAACTAACTCAACTTCGTCTCCAGCTAAACCAGCTACTCCTGGTGCAAAACCAGACATACCTAGTGCACCATTGCATCCTAAGAAACCTTTCCAACCAGTTGTGTTAAGAGCTAAAGAAGCTCCGTCAACATAACCGTCTGTATCAGCGTCTGTTCCAATATCAACTAAGTTAACTGCATTAACTGATGCAGTTGTTACTACGACACCAATTCCTAATGGAATAAAGTTTGTAGGAATTTGAATAGAAGTTTCTTTTCCTGTAGTATCACCATTAGCAACTGTAATAGTTGCAGTGAATTCTTTAAGACTCATTGTAGATGTAAGAGCACCTGTTGATGTGTTTTTAGTTATTACTTCAAAACCGTTTTCTGATCGTACCGGTCCTGTAAATGTAGTGTTTGCCATAATTATATCCTCCTAGTTTCCGAACATAGTCTCTAGGCCGTCGACTATACGCGTCTATGTTCTAATTAATTTATATAGTAATTTATTTATATATTAGATTTTAGTAGAGTGCAAGAGAGCCCGTAAAGAAAGTGCGATTTCAGCGATGTAGCTTTTGATTAAGTAGCTACAGAAACTTGTGGAGCAGCGCCTTCAACGCTATTCTGCCTGTGAGCAATAGCTGCTTCTTCCAGCTTGATCTTTGTAATGACCTCTTTAACTTTGTCATCAATTCTGACCATTTCAAGAGTGTATCTATTATTATCTAGATGCTCCTGTTCCCACTTCAACTCCAAGGACCTTTTTGCTTTGTATAGGTCTTGTATCATCAATAACCTCCTCATAAGTTATTCGATTTATCTCGTTATTATAGTTGTTTCCGAGATACTCCCAATTTATACTTTTTTCTCCTAGTTTGTCAAGGATTGATTTTTC